CGTCCTGAGATCTGGTCGAAGCTGTCACCAAAACAGCAGGCGGCTCTCATATCTCTGGCCTACAACATTGGCACAGGCAGGTTCCGCAAGAGCACCCTTGTCCGCAAACTCAACCGTGGTGACATCAACGGTGCTGCCAAGGAGTTCATGAAGTGGACGAAAATCCGGAAGAACGGAAGGCTCGTTGAACTCCGTGGCCTGCGCAACAGACGTATGGCAGAGTACAAGATGTTTACTAGCAGGTAGCACCTGCACAGAAAGAGAGTGAACAAAAGAAAAACCCCCGGAAAATCTCCGGGGGTTTCGTTTTCACATCACCTCTTGTCCATCATCTGCACAACCAACTGGGCGTACCCAGCTATGTCGTGCCAGTGGTCCGGTTCGTAAGGATTACCATTGACAATTCGCCCAACCTTGTGCATGATCATCTCAAGAGACTCCTTAACCACAGGCTCAAGTTTGTTGTAGTCTTCTACTGACTCATGCCGCAATGTTTCCTTAAGCGCCTGCATGAGTCTGGCTCTGTCCTGATAGTCACCGATTGTGTACTCTTTTGCCTTGCCTTCGAGAATCTGGTCAATGCTCATCGAACGTGCACTCCTGTTTCAGGGCGAACAGATCCACGATCCACTCGTTTGTCTCCGGATCTTGTTTTATCTTCAAGCTGATATCGTAACCGGGATAGTGATTTTCCCAATCAGCGCGCATTAGCTCTCCTTCCCAACGCGCCTCGCCCTCGCTCTTGTAGTGAGCGTAGTACGACATGATGTACTTTGCACAACGCTGAATCTTTTTGGTTTTGTTATCTACATCAGCTACCACAGTGTCCTCCCTTTGTCAGATCACACACGTCCATGTATTCCGTGTGTTCTTCAATATACTCCTTGCCAACCTTCTTCACAGCATCGCTGTAACTAACAGGAACAAGAGGCTGACCGCCACGAGCTCCGTCAGGATAGCACGTGAAACCCCTGAGATCCTTGGCATACGCTGCCAGAGTCTTGGTGAAAGCATCTACTGTATCCTCGTTGTTCCACTTGGATCCCCAAGCAGGCAGATTGATCGTGGAACTGATAGCCATGTCCACGTACTTCTGCACGTCCGCCTGAAACTTGATGCGCCTCTCGAAGTCTACAGCGAGATCAAGGCTGGACTCAATGCTATCAGGATCACAGCCCATATCAATAAGTGTTTTAGCAGTGTGGTCAATCGTAAATTGATAGTGCCACCTGTTTCCCTTGAGATAGCGTCTCTTGTACGCGACAGCAAAGATCGGCTCAATGCCCGTAGTCGTTCCAGCAATAATTCCAATTGTACCTGTAGGAGCGACAGCTCGAACCGCAACAGGACGATTAACGCCGAGTATCTTCGATATCCGAGTAGCCGCAGCATCACTGACTCCACGGTAGACTTCAAGCCACGCATGAAGCTCTGGTACAACTTCATACCTGTAACCTCGTTTGATCAACCATTCGTGAACTCCCATCAGACCGAGGCCGAGCCTTCGGTTCTTTTCTCTCACCTTGTAGACTTTGTCGTACGGTAGCTGAGCCTTCAACGTACCACACAAAAGGAACAGCGTAGCTGCTTCTACGACACGAGCCAGATCATGAATGCTGTCGATACGAGAAAGATTGATAGACCCAAGATTGCAGACGTCGCTATCATCCTCGCTCGTAACCTCGCAGCAAGCATTACGCCCTGTCTCCTTTTCCTTATCAAAGAAGTTGAACGAGAAGCCAGGCTCGCCAGTCATGAGGGCCTGCTTGACGTTCTGTTTGAATACGTCCCCGACATCACCTGTCTTGAAGTAGCTCAAGAGCCACTCAGTGTCGTAGTTGACACTGATGTTGGTCATGTCGAGAGGCGCCTTGTAGTCGAAGTCAGCCTCTTTTAGGTCAGCAACAGTCTTGCCGTCCGTACCCTTGACCTTCATGTTGTACCAGTCTTTCGCCGCCATGAACTTGTAGATGTCTCCGTGCTTCCAGTTCAGGGAGGCGTAGATGGCTGACCTACGAGAGCCGCCTTGCATGACGTTGCGACCAATCTCGTTGATCATTTCCATCTTAGGCACAGGGCCGCTGGCAAACCCGCCAGTACGAGAAAGAAGAGAACCTTCAGGGCGATAGACAGAGTAGTCAATTCCAATTCCACCTCCCGTCATAAGACAGCTCTCTGCCTTCCAAGACAAATTGGCCCAATCCTCTCGTGTATCCTCTTCGGCAAAAAGAATGTAGCAATTATTGAAGTATTTGTTGGGACGGCCAGCATAGTAAAGGTAGCGGCCACCGGGAATGAACTTCATGTCGGCGATAACTTCGTACACACTGTCGATGTCGCTCTTTGAAATCCCTTCGATGCCGCCGCACACGTCCTCTGCTACCGTGCGGGCCAACTGATCCCAAGTCTCACAGCCATCGTGCCTGTACTTCTGATTGAAGATGGTCTCTGCGAGCTCGTTACGAAAAACGGTTTTGGTGGTGTTATTAGACATTAAGTACGCTGTTCCTTGCAAGTTTCAAACAATTTGATAGGATCAACAGGCTCGTAGTCAGGTCCTTTTAGGATCTTTCCGTCTACCCTCTTGATTGGTTTTCCGTCTTCACCAAGCTTGCTCATGTTACTCTTGTGTACTTTGCTGAAGGCGCAGTCAGCGTTGATCTCTAAGAGCTGAAGCAGACCATACGTTACGTACAGAAGATCAACAGCTTCTTTGGCTAGCGCTCCAACACACTCGGCAACTTCATCCTTTGGCAGCCTGTGCTCTTCACGCATAGCAAAGACTGCAGTTGGAACTTCCATAAACAACTCGGCGAATTCTTCTGCAATAAGCTTGAGCTGTGTGTCTATATTTTTCGCGCCACCCATTGCATTATTGAACTCACAGACTTTCTCAAAGTTAGTCAACACGATTGCTGCTCCATGCTTTATAGAACATATACGGCCAGATAAAAACAGCGATACAAAGCGCTAGTACATTTTTGTACCACACACAAGGGTTGTTGTTCTCGTCAAAGCAACGAACTTCGAATATGAGAACAAAAGCCAGCCCTGTTCCGACGTACCAAAACAGCAAGATTAGCCAAGGCATGTTTTTTCCTTTATCCCAAGCAAAGCTTTCCAACTGACAGGGAACAAGGGCTCAATGATGGCGCTGATCTGTTTCGCCACGTCTCTGATCTCTTTCTGTGCGTGAGGGTCCAACCGCAGCTTGCACACACGAGCAAACGCTGCGAGCGAACCAGTCATGTAGAACTCCGTATACATGTTCTGCGGCAGAATGATACGAGCAAGCTCTGGTGCCACACCTTCCTTAAGCAGATAGTTGTATGTTTTAGTCGCGTCAAATGCGAAAGCATTGACATCAAACGATGGGATGTCTGCCTTCTCATCACTGCTCCCTTGCTTCACGTTCTCTGCGCGCTTGCGCCATCCGTCTTCAGGCCACCAGAACTCCGGTTCATCGTCTACATACCGCCTTGATACTTCATTGTACACGATGCCAACATTTGAACGCATGAGCTGCCGAGCAACGAAGATAGGAACTTTGACGTGCAGGGTAACGTGAGGATGCCCGAACGGAGTCCAATGATTGTGCTTTGCCAAATACTCGATGAGTTTCTTGTCCGTCTCAGCAAGTTTTTTACCACAAGACTCGCACGGATACTCCTCACATTCTCTTCCAACTATCCAGTTGACACAGACAGGAACCAAATCACTCTTCTTTTTCATGGAGACACGAGCAGCATTGACAACAAGTAGGTCATCTCCGCTGTGCGCAATGTAAGTTACTTTCATTTATCCAAATCCAATAATTCGTGTTTCAGATTTCCCTTGTTTCCTTTCAAACGAGAGCGTTTGTCCAGTACAACTTTCGGTTTATGTTCTTTCAAAGACTTCGCAACAGGATTGCGGTACTCTTTCTTGCGTCGTTTTGTTGCGCGCTCAATCTCCGAGGTATCCTTCCAACGGTACCTCATTCTCCAAGTCCTCCTCTTTGATCCAACCTGCCTCGACAAGATGAATCATCAGCTCTATTTGCGACACATCGTGCCACTCGAGCACCTGTTCCAAGCCGTGCTCATCGAGAAGGGCGCGCATTCGTTTTTCAAGGCTCACCGTACTCCCTCCTCAAGGCATCTAGACTGACAAACTGCAGATCGAACACACCGTCTTCTACATTGCGCAGGATGGTAACACCCTTCCACCACATGTTGTTGCGCTGACCTGCCCACTTCTGCTCGTAGTTGACAAAGCAGCCACCAACTACAGCCTGTATCTTCTTTCCGTTTGGAAGAGTGCGGACGCTGTAGTCCTGAATGTGGCTGTGCCCAGCAGCGCAAGACACAAAGTTCTTGGCCAGCATCTGTCCTGCCTGATTGATACCACCGATTGGGTACCCCATGATGCCGGACACGAAGTAGTGGGCATAGAAGATCCCGTCTATTTCCAAGATACCGGGAGTAGACCCGTGGTATCCTACCACATCAGAGTAGTAGTCGTTGAGATTGAAGTCGCTGTAACCTATGGTGGCTTCCAGCTCAGGGCTGGTATCCAAGGCTCGGTCTATCCGCTGCTCGTGATTGCCAACGAGGAACACACGACGAGGCATCTTGCGCTTTCGCTTGCGCAGTACAGACACCCATCTGTCGTTGAACTCTACACCTACCTCTACATCCGCCGAGTAGTTCCTACCAACAGCCGCTCTAGTCCCCTTGTCATAAGAACAAAGAGACTCCATGTCCCAAAGATCACCACCGCAAATGACCACATCAGGGCGTACGTCAGCAACCAGACGCCCAAGCCAATCTGCATGAGCGTTGCTTTCACCCGGTTTGCAGTGGATATCCGTAAAGAATACATGTGTTTTCATATGATACGCCTAATGTGCAGTCTCGTCCTTACTAGGAAAAACACTCTTCATCATTATGTCTTGCAGCATCTCCTGCTTGATGAGTTCTGTCTGCAAGACAGTAGAAGCTTCGTCCATGTTAGACAGAACAATGCGATCACCGCTTGCAGAAATGCCGACAAACACGAACGCTACAAGATCATCAGGAAGCAGCTCAACGAGCTGTTCTTTTACCGTGCTTTCACTTTCCAATATGATGTACCTCGTTAATCTTTATGAATTACGTAATCGAAACCGTGCTTCTCACACCAGTCAGAGTAAGTCATGGTGCCGCCCTTACGCACCTTTCCGTTCTTCTGAAAGACAATGAGAAATCTCTTGTCGGGGTGGCAGCGTTTGACAGCCTTCATCTTTCTTTGCGCCGCATAGTCGAAGTATCCTTTTGCTTCTACGTACAAGACAGAACCATCTTCGAGCGTGACCTTGAAATCAGGAAGATAAGTATACTCAATAGTATAGGGCAGCTTTTCGTCTTCGTACTTTACGTTTCGCCTTCCGTACTGCTTGCGCAACGAATGCAGTATCTTCCTTTCAAAGTCGTTCTTGAGGTCTTGCTTTCGCGAAGGCTTGTGCGCTTTCCTATTTCTACCCTTTCGTTTCTTTCTTGTCGTGCTACTCACACAGTACCCTCCCTGACATTCGGCTCCTTTTCTACTCGCGTCAAGAACCTCGGACCATTGCTGTAGACAAAACAACGAAGACCGGGCCAACACTCCTTCTTGAAGGCGCAGTATGAGCACTGGACGCCCAGCTTCATGTTACCAGACTTGCCGTCCGGCACATCAGAGAAGGAGCGTGGCGGTGGAGTAGAGCTCTTGGCGATCTCCTTTCTAGCCCTCAAATACTCTCGAATCTCTTTCTGTTCTCTGTCTCCAACAACGTGCTCGTCTACCACGATGCGTCCGTGCTGTTTGTCTACAGCGATAAACGCCGCCTTGTTCAGACCAAGAGCCGTTGCGTAGCTGTAGAGCTGGACACGATAACCAAACGGATCATTGTGTGGACCGATGCCGTCGTAGAACTTGCTCATGGCGTACGTGGATGCACTCTTGATGTCTATCACGGCGTCATCTATGATACCGTCAATGTGCCCAACGATACCTTCCAGCTCTACTTCACGTTGCGTGTCACGTACGTCAACACCCCCAAGACGCAGAGTAAGAACAACAGAAGCTTCAATCAGATCTCCATAGATAAACTTGAAGCGAACCTCAGGTGGCAAGTCTTCTCCCAATTCAGGAGCATTGACCTTGTACCAGAACTGCCTGTCACAGGGCGTACCCATCTGAGACAGCCTGAGTCCACCCCGTTTCTCGAACGCTCGATTGCCGAAGCGCTCCTTTGCCAAAGCTTCCAACTCTGTGCCAAAGGCACGGAGATGACTCTCCGCACCCTCGGCACTCGTGTCTACACCAATAGACAACACAGAGTTGAAAGCGTCAGCGACTTTCTTAGAAAGCGTCAACAAAGTCCTCCTGTGTTTTCAGCTTCTCAGTCTTCTGGCTTACACCACAATGCGGGCACATCAATTTGTCAACCACTTTCCAATCTCCTATAGAGAACCACTTGCCACACTCACTGCACAAAAAGTGATACAATCTTTCTATTGAGTACCTCAGCATTTTTCTTTACTCTAGAAAGGGACATCGTCACTCATCTTGCTGTCGTCGGCGCCATCAACCTCATCAGGCGTGTGCACAACGATCTGGCTGGATTTACCTTCGAACGGCACAACGTCAATAGCTTTCACTGACATGAGCCTGTGCCCCTTGTTGCCGTACGAAGTGTCGTACACTTCAACAGTAATCTCCACCTGAGACCCGTTGCCGAGCTGCACCTCGCTAGGATCCCACCCTTCAATGTGAGGCGGATCGAGTTCGATCTCCTTGCCCTTCATCTTCATGATCTTGTTGCGACGGAAGACGATGTACGGGCTCAACTCTTCGTTGTCCTCCAGTGTACGCTTCTTGAGACTGAGGCCAGACCTCTTGTAGAGAGCCGCAGAAGGTTCGTCCATCTTGAGCCCGATCTTCCAAAACTCAGTGCCACGAAAGTTGTCGGGCTTAACAACCATGGGATACACAGCCTTGCCGCGAAAGATGTAGTGTTCAGTAGCCATATCTGTTAGTCTTTCTGTTCGTTGGTTTCAGTTTTGTTGTCGTCGTTTTCAATCAGAGACTCAAGAATGCGCCTCAGATTGTAGGTAATCGTCAGCATCTTGCGCTCACTGACACTGCGTGCAATCGTCGTCGTCGTGTTCATTCTGTTAGATACGGAAATATCGTAGGCAAGTTTGCCTCCTTCTACACGCTCGATTGTGTGAATTGAAAAACAACTCTTCATGTCTCTTTAGCTCCTACTTATAGAATACCACAGAAATCCGTGGTTGTCAAGACCTCTGTCCAAAAACTGGGACACAGATAGCCTTCATGTATACGTCCTTGTCGTTCTTCAAGAACACATCGGATAGCTGTTTTTGCCTCAGCTCTATCACTTTCTCCCTGCAAGTTTCGATTGATTCAAACGTCGGTGACTTGTCGCCACCAAACGCTACTAGTTCACCATTTGTCAGCACGATGAACAAAAAGATTATCTTGAACATACTATCCGGGCCACCCAATAAAGTCTTTCAACATCTCTATAGCTTCGCTCTTTTCTTTTCTGTGCACTCTAGCATCAATATATGCAGCGATCAACATGATCTGCTTCTCGTGTCTAATGGCGTACTTCTTTAATTTCTCCACATCTCTCTTTAGTTTCTCAATGTCCTTGTCTTCCATGTTATCAGTGTGTCTCCAACCAGTTCTTTCCTATGTCAAATGATCCAGCCAATGGGCACTTGACCCCCAGCTTTTCCCCCGCAATGCGGATAGCGTCCGCCTGAATTTCTCCTGCCTTGTTCACGGCATCCTTGTCTCCATAGATATACGTCTGCCACTCATCGTGTACAAAGTTTACCAGCTCGTACTTGATCCCTTGTCTCCTGAACTCCCGCTGCCAAAGGGCCAGAGCCAGCTTCATGACAACAGCCTCGCCATTTTGCAACATGCCGGCAAGCATGAGGTGATCACTGCTGCAAACAACGTACCTCCCGTCCAAGCCCTCAAAGTAGCCACGCATAGCGAACAAAGGAATGTCCCTGTTCTTCAGCTCCATGAGTTTTGGATACGAAGCAAGGAAGGCACCCATTCTTTCTGATGCTTCCTTTGTAGAACACTCGAGAATCTCTGCTACTTTCTTTACACCAGCACCGAGAAGCCAAGCATAGATAAATGTCTTTGCCTTCTCTCGCTTGACACCACCAAGACGTTTGGCGTGGAGTGAGTGCACATCTGTCTTGTCCTCCTTTTTCCCAGCGACAAGAGCATGGATGAGGTCGTCGTCCTCAGTGTAGTGCGCAAAGATTCGCATCTGAATCCCTTCCGCATCAGTGCCAAGAAGATAGGCGTCGTCTGGTGTAGCCCACAGAGACCTAAACTCTGCACCATACGGCTGCTTCTTTCCGTCTCTGCCGTGCTCGGCAGGGATGTTGGCCATGTTCGGATTGCGGTGCGCCATCCTGTGCGTCCAAGAACCTATGTGAAGGAAGTCCCCGTGAATGCGGTTGTCGCGCTCGCTGACGAGCGAGAGCCATTGCCTAATGGTAGACAGCCTGTTAGCCAAGGTCAGGTACTCCACGAGCTTCCCAGCGCTTTCTGGGGCATCTTCAGGAAGAGTCTTCAGGTTTTCCTCATCGATCTTCCAACCCCACTTTTCATAGTTGTTGCGCTCGATAGCTTCAGTATCCTTGTTGCGATCGGCTAGCAAGTAACCTTTGGTCTTGTTGACAGGCTTCCAACCCCACTCCCAAAGCTGATGAATGACGTGCTTGTTAGACGAAGGATTAAAAGGCTCGACGCTATAGACATCGACAGGAACATATGGCACCACGTCAGCTAGAGAACTAAGCCTTCGCCTAGCCTGCTCAAAGCGCCAGCCTTCCTCTCCCAGCTTGGCGAAACCCACCTTGGAGATACCGCCAGTCTTCAACTGCTTTGGGATGAAAGTGCGCACGTGCTTTACGTACGGAGGAAAGTCTCGGCGGAATTCCTCTAGCATGCGAGCAACCTTGTCAGCGATCTCTCGCTCCAGCTCGACAGCTCTCTCCGTGTCGAAGACAAAGCCGTTGGCTTTCATGTCATGACAAGACAGAGCAGTCTCTTGCTCCAGCCAGATAGCCTTGCCAAACTTAAGAACATACGGTTTGAACTTCTTGAACAGAGCGAGAGTCACGCGTACGTCCTGCTCGCAATAGCGCACCATCTCGTCAGACAGATGGCTGAAGTCATTGAAGTCAGCCTTCTCGACGCCGAGCCGCTGGCCCCAAGCATCGAGGCTGTGGCCTCCTCGGATGTTGTAGTTAAGGAGACGGGAGATGATGAGAGTGTCGATGATCTTTTGTTTAGGGATAGACACACCAATGATAGAGGTAACAGTAGGTGCGTCGAAGGTGAGGAAATTGTGACCTACGATCTTGTCGTAGGAGAGTACGTGCTTCTTGAACCTTTCTACTTCGTCTTCATCTTCATGAAGATTAAAGAAGTTAGTTATTGTTTCTGTCTCTTCGTCAATAGTGGATATCACCCAGATACATTCTGGATCGTGCAGTTTTTCCGTTTCGATATCCACAATTAGAACCTTGTCGGTTTCTTTTAGTATCACACTAGAGTACCTCTCTTA